TCCAGAATGGATATGAAACTATTAGCAACGGAACTGCGATTGTCAAAGGCATTGACACTCTTATACGTTTAGAGATATATGACACGGATGTAAATTACTTTAATGTATTAAAAAATAAGTCTGTTTTTGAGGTAGTAACCCAGAACGGCCAAAACTTTGGAGAAAGTAGATTCGATGGAGTTGGTTTAGACACATTAAGAAATGCAACGACTAACGTAATAAGTGCCTATATGGATTTTGGTATAGGGTTTAACACAAACTACTTTTTACCATCATTTTTTTATTGTAATGTCATAAAGGCAATAGCAAAAGTTTTAAATATAAGTGATTCTGATATTTCCACTCAAAATGTATTTAATAGCGACATAGATAAATTGATATTTTTAACAGCTAAGAAAGATTTAAGGTATAACGAAAGATATAAAAACATTTATAAGATAGTTGCAGAAAATGGATCGGGGGCTACATACGCAGGGGCAGGAGCTAACTATCTAAATTTCTCAACCGTTATAAGTACTGGTTCCTCATCTTTTCACAACGGAACTAATATAGAATGCCCATCACCAGTATCAGGCGTAGACTTCTTAACAATGAATGTTACCTATACAGTAAGGTCTTCTGTAACATCTGGCAGCGCAATAGCAGGGGAGTTTTATGAGGTTGCTTTGGTTAGGAATAGGGGTGGAGTCTACACTGAAATAGGAGATGATGCGGTTATTAATATAGTAGCGACAGGCGTAAGTCAGGTGGACGATTATAGTTTTTCGGGTGATATAGATTTAAGGGGTGGCGATTTAATACAGCTTCGTGTAGTAAAGGGAGGTACACCAACCGTTCAAATATCAATAGGTAATGCTACTTGTGAGGCTAACGCAACGTTAAACGTATTAAGGGGGTATATCAATTTTGACTACCTTTTACAGTCTGATTTAATGGCTGAACAATTTTTAAAAGATTGGGTAACCAGATTGGGTATTGTTTTTAAATTATTGCCTGACGGTTCTTTGTCGGTAAAAAAATTACAAGACATACTAAACGATAGGACTAACGCTTTAGACTGGACTAACAAACGAAGTAGGCGTGTAAAAACAGATTTTAAAGCGACCTTTGCGAAGGTAAATTACTTTAATTATAAAGACTCGGAAGAAAATAATAAAAGAGGATCGGGTACAATAGATGTAGAAAGCGCATTGATAAACGAAGAGGCAGAAATAGTTAAGAGTGATTTTTCATCAGCGGAGGATCGGTTTTTAACCGGTATAAATTGTGCTTACCTTCCTGTTTATACGTCATCTTCGGTTAAGTACGATGATACTATTAATGATTTGGATCTAACCCTTTTGAGCATAAGGGATAGAATTATATCGGAGAGGGCAGTTACTTTTAATGTAACATCAAGGCTGGATTATAAAATAGGTTTTTTTAATGACGGGTTGACCGTTCCAAATACTGGTTATCCGTATTTCATAGACCGCAACTATTCTATTTTACAGGACTCACTACAGAATAATAGGATAGAAAAGATTTTTTACAACTTAACCGAGAAGGATATTTTTGAATACGATCCGTTTAAAATGATATTTGATAACGGTGAATACTACTTGGTAAACAAGATCGAAAACTTTATACCAGGTAAATTAACGAGTGTTGAACTTATAAGAATATAGCGATGGCGGAGAATAGCGAGGAAGTAATTTTAAAGATTCGGATAGATTATACCGAGTCGGAAAAGGATTTGAAGAAGTTGACTTCAACCATTAAAGATTTAAAGAAGTCTAACGATGACAATACTGAGGCAATAGCTAGAGCGGAAAAGGCGGCTAAGGCAAACCAAGAGGCAACAAAAGCTGAAGAGGGTTCTATTAAAGCTTTGCGTGAAGAGAATAAGAAGCTTACCGAGCAACGTAACACTACCACCACTTTAACCGAAGCTGGTAGGGCAAAGGTTGCGCAGCTTAATGCCGAGCTTGATAAAAATAATTTAATAATCAAAGCAAACGTAGACGCGTACACCAAACAGAAGATAGGAATAGGTAACTATACTGAAGGAATTTTAAATGCCGTTCCTGGACTGAAAGGATTTACTGGAGGCATCACGGGTTTGAATACCGCATTTAAAGCCAATCCTATTGGTGCTGTAGTCACGTTACTTTTTGCGCTTAAAGGAGTATTTGAAAGCAATGCTGTAATAGCTGATAAGCTCTCTTTTGCGTTTGACGGATTAAAGAAAGGTTTAGGTTTTATTGTAGACACTATCGTAACTACAGTAACAAGTTTCGATAGGCTTAAACAAGCTATAACGAGTCCGCTACAATTCTTTAAGGAATTAGCCACGGGAACGGTAGACGCAGCCAAAGCAGGGTACGAAGCGGCTGAAAGTATTGACGCGTTTGCAGAAGCTACAGCTATTGCAAGTCAACAAATAGAAATTAACGAGGTTAGGGTTAAGTCTTTAGAAAAGTCTTTGAAGGATAAAACAAAGTCAGAACAAGAGCGCATTAAAATAGCTAACCAGGTTGCAGACTTAGAAATTCATAACGCCAAAAAAAGGGAAGAGTTAGCCAGCCAGGAATTAGCCAACGAACAACTAAGGTTAAAAGGTAAGACTTTAAGCGGTGAAGAATTAGCACAATTAAAGCGATTAGAGACACGGGTATTTGTAGAACAGGAGGAAGCAAAGACCGCGTCCGCTGAAAGACAAACACGAATTAACATTCTACTAGCCAAAGAAGAGGCAGGGGAAAAGATAAAGCAGATTGAATTAGTAGCTGAAAAGGTACAACAGGTTTCTGATCAGGAATTTGCCAATGACCTTAAAAGATTAGAGGAAAGGAAAAAAGCAAGCGAAGATTATACCGCTGAAATAATAGTAGACATCGGGGAAGAGGAAGCCGCTAAAGATGAAGCTGCCAAGCGTGATGCGCAAAGAATTTCAGATACAACGAAGTTTAATAAGGCACAATTAAACCAAGATGTCGCAAACACTGGAGCCGCTATTAATGCAGCATCAGCCTTATTTAAAAAGGGTTCAATGGAGCAAAAGGCGATAGCTTCAGCGGGTGCTGTTATAAACACCTACCAAGCTGCGGCTGCGGCACTAGCCCCTCCTCCAACTGGAGCCGGTCCTATCTTAGGTCCTATCTTTGCGGCTATTGCTATAGCATCAGGTCTTGCCAACGTTGCTAAGATCAATTCAACACCGGCCTTTGCCAGCGGTGGACTAACCGGAACCCGTATAAGTCCGGGCATGGGTTCACCTATTTCAAGATCGAACGGGGATAATATGTTGGCAACGGTTAAAACAGGCGAGGTAATACTAAACGAAAGACAACAGGCAAGATTAGGCGGGGCTTCAACCTTTGCACGAATTGGGGTGCCAGGTTTCGCCACGGGTGGAATAACAGCGACTAACCAAGTGGCCAGCCAGATCAACACGGCCAACGAAATAAAAAACGCAGTAGCCCAAGCGGTTAAAAACATTGCGCCCGTATTGGTATTGCAAGACTTTGAAAGAGTACAAGGCACACGAAACGAAATCCAAACCACAGCTCAGGTAATATGATAGAATATTTTGATAATGGAGTAATTGATTTTTTAGTAAAGAAAAAGATGGTAAAAAAAAGTGTGCTCTATTATCCTAGTGTATTTAAGACTTTTACAAAGCACACTTCTTTAGGGTTAACCAAAACACAATCAATAAAAAAAACGTCTATTGAGTGTATGATTTGTGAGCGTCAGGTTTGGGAGATAGTTTCTTTGATGCAATAGCCTTATTAACATAATATAAGTTCAATCCGTTGTTTACTTTGTAAAAAAACTGACGATCAGAACCTTCCCACTCTTTAGAAAATATTGGGTTTTCACCTGCCTTACTTAAAGAGTACATTTTGTGGTAACACATAGTTGGCTTACTTTTTAAAATCTCCATGCTAGTGTTTTCTTGAAAAACTCGATCTTCAAGTTTGTTCAAAATCTCAATCATCATTTGATATAATACTGTTTTATCTTTGGTTAACCTCCACCTAGTGATGAGGTCAAACGCATAGTTATTAAGGATACTCATGCCGTAAATATAGTAACACTGTTAAAAATATTGCAGTATTATAGAAAAATAGGTGAACTATTTTTGCTTCGTGGATTTATACATCTATGGAGTAATCGGGGATGAAGGAATAACCTCAAAACAAGTCATCGACCAATTACAGGGAGTTGACGAAGTAACCGTACACATCAATTCACAAGGCGGTGAAGTCTTTGCAGGCTTTGCCATTGCCAATACATTAGCAACTATCCCTAATTCTACTGCTATAATTGAAGGCGTTTGTGCCTCAATCGCTACGGTTATCGCTTCATCTTGCAAGATTGTAAAGATGCACTCGAACGCTCAATACATGATCCACAATGCGAGCGTGGGGATTAGCGGCAATAAATCAGAATTACAAAAGTCCGCGGCTGTTCTAAGCGCAATGGACGAAAAGATAATCGACTCATATAATTCACGGATAAGCATACCAGAACGGGAACTCGTTAAAATGATGGACGCGGAAACGTGGATGAGTGCGGAAGAAGCTCTGGCTAAAGGTTTCGTTGATGAAATCATTGAACCAAAGTACAAGGCAGTTGCCTCAATTAATTTTAATACAAACGACATGAAATTTTTAGACTTAGTTAAAAACGCACTATCAGGTGCAAAAAACATGATTGAAATGAAGCTTGCGGATGGTAAAGCGGTAGTGATCGAAGCCGAACCAGGCCAAGAAGTTGGCGCATCGGTAACGGTTGAAGGTCAACCCGCGCCCGTAGGCGAACACGCTTTAGAAGGCGGTAAGGTATTGGTTGTAACCGAGGCCGGCAAGGTTGCTGAAATTAAAGAGGCACAAGTCGCCCCTGCCGAACCGGTAGAGGACAAAATGAAGGAACTTGAAAAAGCTATTTTAGAAATAGCCGCAAAGGTTAATTCATTCGCTAACGTTAAGCCGGTAGATTTTGAAGCCAAGTTAAGCGAGGCTATCACAAGTTTGAAAGCAGAAATTAAAACTGGTCACCGTCCAGACAAAAAAGCGGTTGATGCTGTAACTACTAAAATGTCTCCAGCGGACAACTATCTAAATAGAAATAAATAATGGCAAACCCAACAATAACAACCAATTACGCAGGTATGACCACTGGAGAGGTTCTCCAGTTACTTGTACTTGGCAACGAAGCATTCCAAAAGAATAGCTTTATGTTTTATGAAGATATTGACGACAAAGGACTTGAACTATCTCGTCTTGTTGTAGGTCAGAATCTTATTCAACCGTATGCAGCAATGCCAACTACCCCATCTAACGCGATGACATTCAGCCCTCGCAGATTGGATCCAGTTGAGGTAATGCTTTACGATGTGTTCAACCCTAAGGAATTTAGAAGCTACTGGAAAGAGTTTCAGAAAGAAGGTCCTTTGGCCGACAAAGACATTGACCCATCAATTAAGAACGCGATCACTGCAAACTATGCAAGCCGCGTTAATAACCAATTAGGTCGTTTGATCTGGTCAGGTGATAAGTCAACTGGGGCAGAATTGCGCTACATTGACGGTATTGTAACCCGCGCTTTGGCTGATGCATCTGTATTGAAGCCGGCTACTAACGGTAACAACACAGCCGCAAACATCATTGCAAACTTAACATCACTACACAATTTGGTAAGTGATGCTTTGTATTCTGATCCTGATGGAGCGATCCACATGAGCACACGTGATTACCGTTTCTACCAAGATGCGTTGATCGCTTTGGCTAACAAAGGGCCCGCTGCAAATACTTTTGCCGCTGGTACTACTGACACGTTCAAGGGTATGACAATTAAGCATTACTCTACTTTCCCTAACAACTTTATTTTGTTTGCTAAAGGCACAAACAGCCCTAACTCAAACTTAGTATCGGGTATGAACGCGGCAAGCGATGTAGATAACATCAAAATCGAAAGATGGAGACCAGAGGGAGAAACGTATTTCATCAAGGCTAATTTCAGCTTGGATGTAAACTACGGTTTTTCAGAAGAATTGTTCATTTATAAACCAGCATAATCATGCCAGTAACAACTAGATTCTCAGATCAGAAAGACCCAAACACGCTAGGCGGTTTGGGGATAAGCTCAAACGGTACAGCTATTGCCTATGCCGCTACCCTTGAAATGCCACGGCCTCCAAGAAAGGCCCTAAAGCATTTCGTACAGATTGCACAATTAACAGGTGCTTTGACTTTGAACGCTACCAACATAGTAACCCGTGGCGATTACGATGACGGTGACGAGGTTAACATATGCGTGACTTGTGACGGTACTGCAAGAACTATTACATGGGGTGCTTTATTTCGTCCAGCCGTTGCCGCTACATGGGTAATTCCTATTAGTGGAACTGGCATCGCTAAGTGTGTTTTTCTTGATGGAAAATTACACGTGTATTCTCAAACGATGCTTGTAACTGTTTAATATGGCTTGCGGTGAATTATTTCTTAGCAGTGTATTAGATTGTAATAATATTATTCAAGGTGGAGTGGGGGACGATAGTCGCCTCATTCTTATCTTGAAAAAGGATATTACAGCTACTACGACAGACACGCTAGGCCGTGTCACTGCTTTCACATTGGCGGCTGGAAAGACAGCGTACTCAATCGATGGTATCAAACAATCTTTGAAACCTAGATATGAGATGCAAGTAAGTCCTTCTGGGCAAACTGTTTACAGACATCAGGTAGACTTCTTTTATTTTGAATACGCTCAAAATCATAAGAACAACATCCAGGCAATTGGTAACGGTCGCTATTTGGCACTGTTCTCAAATGCTAAGGCTGATTCAAATGCTTTTGAAGTGTTGGGTACAGATGTAGGATTAGAAATGACAGCGGCACTTCGCGCACCACAAGAAAACGGTGGGGCGTTCTCAATTACTTTGGCTAGTCCAGAAAATGAATTTGAGACAAAGTTGCCAGCTACATTCTTAGCTACTGACTACGCTGGATCATTAACCGCTATTGCTGGTTACTTGAAACTGCCTACTATTACATCATTCTCGGTGTCTACTTTTGTAGGTGCTTCGGGTGGCGCTCCGGTGTTTACCGGAACTAACTACTTCGGCGGTGGGACTAATAGTGCGGTGACTTCTATACAAGCTATTAACAAATCTACGGGTGCAATATTCCCTAGTGCGACTACTAGCTTTGCGATTTCGTCAGTAACAGATACAGGTGCAACGGTAACGATAGGAGCGGCAGCTTTAACTGCTGGCATCTACACGTTAAGACTTAAAACTACTAAGGGAAGCGTTGATAGCGTTTTGAATTTGATAGTTACTTAATATTTGGTTTTGGTGAAGTAGGAAGGGAGGGCGTGATTGGGAGGTTACGCCCTTTATTTTTAAAAGTAAAGATTATGGTAAAGTTTAAACAATCAGGAGTTTCTTTAAATATCAAGGGCTTCGGACAAATCAACGATGGGAACATTACGGAGGAACTTGCAAAAAGAATTTTGGAATTGCATCCTAATTTAGCAGAGGTATTTGTGTTTGAAGAAGTGAAGGAAGAAAAGAAAGGTAAATGATCCTTTACGAAAAGTATAAACCACTTTTAAAACGGGTACCGACAGTTGTCGATAATTACGATGACGTCCAAAGGTATGACAGTGATAATCTGTACCCTCAACGGTGCAAAGAAATCATTGCGCGCTCTTATACGTTAAAGAGTGCGCTTGCTGTTTTAAAAGACTTTATTAATGGTGAAGGCTTTGTCGATCCGGCTTTAAACACCTTAATCGTAAATGAAAAAGGCGAGTACGGCGGAACGCTTCGTGATGTTCTTAATAAGGTATGCGAAACGTATTCAGAGTTCACTGGTACGGCTTTACATATCGGGTACGACCTAAACTATTCAATGAGTTCGATAACTCCTATCCCTTGGGAGTATGCACGTATGGGAATAGCGGACGATGATGGAAACGTAGATGAAATACGCTACTCTACCAACTGGGAACGCGACATGATGAAGTCAAAAAATACTACCCGAAAGATAGTTTCTTATTATACTTTCAATCCTGATCCCGAAGTAGTACGGCAACAAATAGAAGACTGCGATGGTATTGAAAACTACAAAGGTCAAATCATTTATTGGACACCCGAAGAGGGACAATACCCAAAGGCCACCTTCGACCCTATTTTAGAACATGCCCAAGCTCAAGGGGAGTTAGGCGAATACAAGATAGGGAACTTACAGAATGGGTTTATGGCAACTACTATTGTAGTGGTACCAGAAACTAATTCCACGGGTGAAAAGTCAAATCTAATTGATGACCTCCGTAAAAAGAAAGGTTCAAAGGGTGCAAACGGTATCTTAGGGATTGAAACAAACAACCCTGAATTTGATATTGACAAGATGATTAAAACATTGTCACCGGCTAACGTGGATCGGCAATGGGAATACACCGAAACAAGTAGCGCGGCTGCGATAATGGAAAACTACGCGATGCCTAAAGAGTTGCTAGGGGTTCGTCCTGAAACAGGAATGTTCAATCAGGAAAACATGGAAAACGCCTATGTTTACTTTAATTCGATCACACGAAACAAACGCGCTGAAATTAGCCGGTTCTTTGCTTACTTGATGAAGTATTGGCAGACTCCTATTGTAGCAGATTTTAAGATCAAGGAACAAAGATATATCGTTGAAGAAACTACTGCCTTACCAGGTCAACCGGCAACCTCACCGATTCAAAACGAGATTGACACGGTTATCCGTTCGCTATCACGTAGAGATTTGAGCAAGCTATACGGCTATGTAAACGACTTTAAAAAGGGACGGGCAAACTTAGAACAAACAAAGGTTTTTCTTCGTGCGTTTAAATTGACCGACCAGCAGATAGAACTGTTTTTGAATGATGACCCTAACGATGACCCTCAATTAGATGGATAGCCTTATAGTCTCCGTTCCAGATATTTTACAATACCGGCCAATGTCGAAAAACATTCTGCAGGACCGTGTAGAGGTATTTGTACAAGAGGCTCAAATGGTTGAGTTAGTTCAAATACTTGGGGATGCTTTGTACTATGACTTTATTACTAAGTTCGATGCAACAGGCGATCCGATGTATGCAAACTATCAGGCGCTTTTAAACGGTAGCACATGGACCACAAACGGGTATGTTCGTAAACACTACGGGTTAAAGCCGATTGTAGTTTACTATGCTTTGGCTAGGTTGGTAGCGAACAATCAAATAAATATTACCAGTTATGGGGTTACCTCAAAGGTTAACCCGAACAGCGAACCGGTAAGCGAGGCGGCATTAAGAAATCAGATTATAGAATTGAGAAGCATAGCGATATCCTATCAAGAAACTACTTTAGACTTTTTGAACGATAACGCTACGACTTATCCACTGTTTAATTATAACAACGAAGAACCAAAACAAACATCATTTAGAATATTTGATATTTAGGTATGGCAGTTTACAATAAATTCAATTCGTTTGTAGAGGCTTTGGCCGAGAAGGTTCACAACCTGGGGAGCGATCAGATCGTAGTTGCTTTGACTAATACATTGCCATTGGCTACCAATACGCAGCTTAGTAACATCACGCAGATCAGTTACACTGGACTTTCAACGCGAAACGTAGTAACAGTATCGAGTACTCAAACAGCGGGAACTTATTCTTTGGTTCTTACTGATTTGACTTTGACTTCATCGGGTACGGTTGGACCGTTCCAATACATTGTTCTTTATAATGACACGGCAACAAATGATGAATTGATCGGTTGGGCTAATTACGGTTCTGCCTTGACTTTAAATAGTGGAGAAACTTTGTTAATTGACTTTAACCCAGCGGGAGCCATAACAATAGTATGACGGGAACGGCTACTATATCTTTTGGGGCTACTCCTGTAAGTGAAGGCAGCGTGACGGTAACCGGTCAGGGGGGTATTTTATCGGGTTCGTTTGTGGAGGCTTTCTTAATGGTAGAGGCTGCCACGGGTAACACGGTAACGGATGCTAGGTTTGCGGGTGTATCGCTTAGGATTATAGTAGGGGATATTGTCGCTGCAACTGGGTTCACTATTTACGCCACGGCAACGAGTGGACTGATTACAGGAGATTTAAGTATTAGATGGGTTTGGATTTAAATAAAAAAATATGAGTTGGTTCTTTAAATTATTAGGTAACGCATCAAACAACGGTGCCGAGGTAAATACAAGTAATGAGGTATTGGTAATCGGTAACAAAGCCCGTAATGAGGTCGGGATGTTTAGCGAAAACGATGACGGGACTAAGTTAGGTACTAAGTTTATGCGCAGCCCTGAAACATCACAAGACTTTAGGATGCGGGTGGGTACTGATACTATTCTGTTCACAGATACGTTTAATGCAACGGCTCAAAATACTGCATTGTGGAAGCATACATTTACCACGATGACCATGACCCAATCAGTTGGGTTTTTGAATGTCAACGCAGCGGGAACGTCTACGGTATCGGGTAACTTTGCTTTCCTCCAAACATGGAGATACTTTCCTTTAATCGGGACGGCACCTTTATCCATTGAGTTTACAGGACAATTCACACAATACCCAACTAGCGGCGAGGTATTTC